GGTGACCATAAGCCAAAAAAGCCGCTAGCGATAGCAATTTTCTAAAATATAGACAACCGATATGACCGTTGAATCATTCAAATGCAAACATTGTGGCGGTGGTTGGCATGATGTTTTTAGGAGATTTAGCGGAAGCGTGTACTGCTCTGATAGGTGCAGAAACGCGCACAATAACAAAGTCGCGAGATCTAATGAGTCTGGAATGGAAAGGGCTAGGATTTGGAATAGAGAGTCGTATAAACGAAACTTGGAAAAATGGAGAGTTCGGAGATTAAAAAGGAAAGAGTCTATTCAATGGAGAATAGCCCATCGCCACCGAAACAGAATACAAGAACTGTGCAGAAAAGGAATGATGGCTAAAATGGAATCGTCTATCAGCCTTTGGGGATGCACTGTTGATTGTTTTAAAAAACACATAGAACAAAAATTTGCACTTGGAATGTCTTGGAACAACTATGGAAAGTGGCACATAGACCACATAAAACCGCTTTCAAAATTCGACCTAACAATTATAGCCCAACAAAAAGAGGCCTTTAATTACACAAACCTTCAGCCGCTTTGGGCAATCGATAATTGGTCTAAGTCAGACAAATGGGAAAAACAAGAACAATCCGATGGACAACAGAGGCGGCCAGCCGGGAATTTGGCATAAACCGTGGCACTTTATCTAAACGCATCGCCTCGGCTGGCGTGTTGCCGGGCACGGATGGCAAGTACTCAACGGTGGATATATGCTCGGCAGTGTTCGGCGACATCGAGGGCGAGAAGCTGCGGCTGATTCGCGAACAGGCGGACACGCAAGCGATTAAGAACGCGACGGCGCGGCGGGAGCTATTGCCCAAAGACGATGTGACGGCGCACCTGTCGGCGGTTCTGGTGGCGATACGTTCAGCGATACTGGCGAGCGGTCAAACGAAGGAAGAAAAAGCCGATTTGATAAATAATTTGAGACGGCTTGGAGAGTCAATCAGCGTGAAGAATGAGCGAAGTAACGAAAGCATTGAAAGCGACATGGCGGGTGATGACGCCGCCGCCTGATTTGAGCTGCTCGCAATGGGCGAATCAGTTCCGGTATCTTTCCAAGGAGTCATCAGCGCAGGCGAACAAATACCGCACGGCATCTGCGCCGTATCAGGCGGAAGTCATGGACGCGGTGCATGACGAATCGGTGCAAACGATATGCGCCATGTTCGCCAGTCAGACCGGCAAGACTGAGTGCATCAACAATATCGTCGGCTACTTCATAGACGCCGACCCTGCGCCCATCCTCGTAGTGCAGCCGACGATTGAATTTGCGGAGTCATGGAGCAAAGAGCGGCTTGTGCCGATGCTGCGAGACTGCGCCTGCTTTCATGGCAAGGTTAAAGACAACCGCAGCCGCGACTCTGGCAACACCATCCTGCACAAATCATTCGTCGGCGGGAATATCGCCATCGTTGGTGCAAACGCTCCGGCGGGCTTGGCGGGTAGGCCGCGCCGCGTGGTGCTGCTTGACGAGGTGGACAGATTCCCGATGAGCGCGGGCAGCGAGGGCGACCCGTGCGCGTTGGCAATCCGGCGTACAGAATCATTTTACAACAGCGTGATTGTGTTGACGAGTACGCCGACACTCAAGGGATTATCGCGCATCGAAGCGGAGTTCAATCAGACCGACCAGCGCTATTGGTTTTGCCCGTGCCCAAAATGCGGCGAGTATCAGACGTTGAAGTGGTCGAATGTCGTATGGCCGGAAGGCAGGCCGGATGAGGCTCACCTGCGCTGCGATAAATGCGCTATGCCGCTAGACGACAAAGACCGGGTGCGGATGATTCAAGGCGGAGAATGGCGGGCGACGGCTGACTTCTCCGGAAAGCGCGGGTATCATCTCAACGGGATCTATTCGCCGTTCAAATGCAAGCGCGGTTACAAGAACCGGCTGCACCAGATGGCGGCGCAGTTCCTAGAAGCCAAACACGGCGGCGAAGAAACTCTCAAAGCATGGGTGAACACGTTCCTTGCGGAGACATGGGAATCAGCGGGGGACAAGATAGACGCGGGAGACATTAGCTCGCGGCGCGAGGACTACGCGGGCGAACTTCCAAAAGGCGTTATGGTGTTGACATGGGCGGCGGACGTTCAGGGCGACCGCATAGAAGCAGAAATGATAGGCTGGGGAGATGGCGAAGAATCGTGGGGCATCAAGCGCGGCTACTTCTTGGGCGACCCGAACACATCCCGCGATGTTTGGCGGCAGCTAGCAGACTTCGCAGCAATGGAGTTTATCCACCCGCTTTACGGCAAGATGAAAGCAAGCTGTGGCTGCGTGGACTCCGGCTATGCCACCGCCGCCGCGTATCAATTCGTCCGCACCCAAAAGCCCGGCAACGTCCACGCCATCAAAGGCTCTAAGAATCGCCTGCGGCAGCCCGTGGAAGCCCCGCGCCGCAACTCCCGCTCATCCGCCCTGCTCATTGACACGGCAGAGTTCAAGACCGCCATCTATTCGCGGCTAAAGAATATCACTCCGGGCGCACGGTACTGCCACTTCCCAAAAGACTACGACGACGAGTTCTTTGCCCAGCTAACGGCGGAGCGGGTGACAACTAAATACGTCAAGGGCGTGATGACGCAGGCGTGGGAGAACATCCGCACGAACCGCCGCAATGAGGCGTTAGACATCCGCGTTTACAATCACGCCGCATTGCACATCTTAAATGTGAATTGGGCGCAGTTGAAAAAGAACTTGGAGTCGCGCAAAGAAGTCAAGGAGTACATCCTAAAGCCGGTGGAAGAATCGCCGGTCATACCGGAGCAACCGAAGCCGCAACCACCGCGCCCGGCGTTTGTTCCACGGCGGCAAAGCAATTGGATTGGCGGATGGTAGTTGACTCAACCGTAAAAAAGAATGGCGCAACCCGTATTGACCGCTGAACCGGAATCTTTTTCCGCAGGCGATTCTCTGTCATGGACTAAAACGCTGGCGGATTATCTCCCGGCGGATGGTTGGTCTATCCTCTACTGCTTTCGCGGCCTGAATCTTTCCACACTGGACATCACGACGACCACTAGCGGCGGGAGTCATCTCGCAACGCTCTCCACATCCGCCAGCACGGGACTTTTGCCCGGCATTTATACCGTGTCCGGGTACGCGCAAAAGACCGGCAGCCGGGTGCAAGTGTATGCGGGCAAAATCACCGTCACGCAAAACCTCGCCACCGCCGTTCAAGGCGAGGACACGCGCAGCCAGAACCTTCGCACATTTGAAAACATCTGCGCGGTGATTGAAGGGCGGGCATCTTCGTCCGTGCTGCGTTCCATCGTCAACGGAACGACGCTTGAGCGCACCCCGATTGCCGACTTGCTGAACCTGCGAAACTATTACGCCGGGTTGGTGGCGCGGGAAGATGCGATGCTCCGCTCGCAATTGGGCAAGCCTAGCCGCCGGAATGTGTACGCGCAGTTTACCTCGCCATGAACTTTAATTTTTCCATCGGCAAACTCCGCGTGAATCTTGGCGACGCGCCCGCCAAGCAATTGCAGCGCGGCTACACCGCCGCGAACATGAACCGGCTCAATTCCGACTGGCTCATGCCGCAGACGAGCGCGGACGCGGAAGTGTTGGCGGGCTTGGTGGCGTTGCGCGGGCGGGCGCGGGAGCTTGAACGCAACAACGAATATGTTCAACGCTATCTCTCGCTGCTAGACAACAACGTACTCGGGCATTGTGGCGTTGGATTGCAAATGAAGATTGCCGACCCGTCGGGCACTCTGGACAAGCTGGCGAACGATGTTGTCAAAAAGGCGTGGGATAAATGGTCACAGCGGGCTTACTGCACACCCAGCGGGCAAATGTGTTGGCGCGAAGTTGAAGGCATGGTGCTGCGCCGCGCCGCGTGTGACGGCGGGATTCTGCTGCGCCTGATTCGCGGCTGGGACAATCCGTTTTCGTTCTCCGTTCAACCGCTTGAGATTGACCACCTAGACCATACGCTCAACCTACGATTGACCAACGGTGGTGAGATTCGTTTCGGCATCGAGTTTGATGCATGGCGCAAGCCGGTTGCAATGCACCTGTTCAAGAATCACCCCGGCGACAACGTGAACAACGGGCGGCAGCGCGAGCGTGTCCCGGCGTCTGACATCTTGCACATCTTTTGGAGTGAACGCCCCGGCCAAAGCGCGGGCGTGCCGTGGTTCACCAGCGTCATGCAGGCGTTGGAGCATCTCGGCAAATATCGGGAAAGTCACCTAGTCGCAGCCCGGGTTTCTGCCTGCGCTGGCTACGTTGTTGAAACCACCGCCCCGGATTCATTCTCCGGCGACATCGGCGCGAACGGCGAGCAGCTGCAGGAGATGACGCCCGGCATGAGTATGCGCCTGAATCCCGGCGAGAAACTCAACGTCATCAATCCGTCAAATCCGAACCCGAACGCCGCCGGATTCGTTAAAGATTCGTTGCGCGGTATCGCGGGAGGGTTGTCCATAGGATATTCCTCTTTGGCCAACGACTGGTCAGACGCCAATTTCAGCAGCATGAGGGCAAGCCGCCTTGAAGAAGTAGAGGAATGGAAGAATGTTCAGGGGTGGCTGATTGAATCGTTGCACATTCCCGTGTTCACCGCTTGGCTGGAAATGTCTTTGATTGCAGGCTCGCTTCGCATGGGTAACGGGTCTGCTCTCCCGCTCACGAAGCTAGACAAGTTCAACGCGCCGGACTGGAAGCCGCGCCGCTGGCCGTGGGTTGACCCGAAGGCCGACGCCGACGCCGCCGTGTTCCTGATTGAAAAGGGATTGAAGTCGCGCCGCGAAACAATTTCCGAAATGGGAGGCGACATTGAGGAAGTGTTCCTTGAACAGTACGAGGATGAAGAATTGGCGGACAAGTACGAGTTGGAATTTCCAATCGGCCTGAATCCGCAACAACCGATGGACACGGAGACGCCACCGAAAGAAGAATTGACTCCCGCACCTAAAACAAATGGATAAAACTCTCAAAATCACAACGCAATTCCGTTCCTCGCCGATTGATTGCGCGGCGATGGACGCTGAGAAGCGCACCGTTGACCTAGCCTTTTCGAGCGAGCTTCCGGTTGAACGCGGCTGGGGCGTGGAGATTCTTGACCACAATCCTGCCAGCGTGGATTTGTCCCGATTGAACGGCGGCGGCGCATTGCTCGTTGACCATGACACCCGCGACCAAGTTGGCGTGGTAGAGATGGCAAGCATCGGCAACGATAAGAAAGGGCGGGCAACCGTTCGCTTCGGCAACTCCGCCCGCGCCCAAGAGATTTTTCAGGACGTCAAAGACGGAATCAGAAAGTTGGTTTCGGTTGGATACCGAATCAACAAAATGGTTACGGACAAAGTAGAAAAAGGCGTGGAAACGCTGCGAGCTACTTCTTGGACGCCCATGGAAATTAGCATTGTCTCCGTCCCTGCCGACCCATCGGTAGGAATCGGGCGGAGCGCAACCGAAAACTTTGAAGTCCCGGTTACGGGACTGGAAACCGAAAGGAATCAGACTATGTCAGACCAAAACACCGCGCCCGCTCCCAATGTGGAAGCCATCCGCGAACAAGCCAACCGCGAGCAACTGTCTCGCATCAACGAAATTAACGCCATCGCCTCCCGCTTGGAAGGCCGCGTTAGCAACATCAAAGACCTCGCCGCCGACGCTGTGAAGCAGGGCGTGTCCGTGGATTCGTTCCGCACGACTGCGCTGAACGCCATCCCGAACGCCGAACCTGTTCAAGCTGCGCCCAAGTTGGACATCAAGCCGAAAGAAGCCTCCCGCTATTCCATCAGCCGCGCCATCGCCGGTCAGATGAATGGTCGCTTGGAAGGTTTCGAGGCGGAAATGAATCAGGAATGGGCGAAGCAGACCGGACGCTCCGCGAACGGCTTTTGGATTCCTGACGAAATCATGGCTCGTAACGCCGTCGCTGGCACGGGCACGCTGGGCGGTATGTTGGTGCAGACCGACAACCTCGCGGCGGAGTTCATTGAAGTGTTGCGTAACAAATCGCAGGTGTTGAACCTTGGCGCACGGGTGTTGAATCTGCCGCGTCAGGTGACTATCCCGCGCCAGTCCGCCGCTGCGACTGCCAACTGGGTTGGTGAAACGGTTGCGTCCACGCTGTCCGGGATTCAACTCCAACAGTTGACGCTCACGCCGCAGGCCATCTCTGCGAACGTGCAGTACGCCAAGATGCTGCTCATGGAAAACAACCCGTCGATTGACGCGCTGCTCCGTGACGACATCACCAACATCCTCGGCATCGCGATTGACCTCGCGGCGTTGCACGGCACTGGTTCGGGTCAGCCGACCGGCATCATCAGCACTTCGGGCATCGGATCAGTGTTGCTCGCCACGAACGGTCTGGCCATCAACAACAGCACGGCTTATCCGGCTATGGTTTCGCTGGAATCCACCGTCGCTGCTGCGAACGCCGACAACGGCTCGCTGGCGTATCTGCTCCGTCCGTCGGTGCGCGGAACGCTCCGCACTACGCAACGGTTCACCTCCACGAACACGCCCGTGTTTGAAAACGGGACTATCAACGGCTACCGCGCCGAAGTCAGCAATCAGGTTTCCAACCTGTTGACGACGGGGACTGCGTCCACCATCACCACGCCAGTATTTTTCGGAAATTGGCAGGAACTTTTGGTCGCAAACTTCTCAGGCGGTGGCACCGACCTCGTTGTAGACCCATATACAGCAGGCGCGAACGGCGTTGTCCGCTTGTACGCTCGCCGGTGGGTGGACATCGGAGTTCGCCATGCGGCCAGCTTCGCCGTTCTCGGCGGCATCATCTAAGCCGAGTGAACGATTCAGCCCGCCGCCCTAGCAATGGGGCGGCGGGTTTTTACTTATGAAAATACAACTCAAACGAAACGTGATTGTAAGCGGACATCCCGGCGTTAAAAAGGGCGACATCGTGGACGTTCAACCGGGCGTTGCAGCGATGCTGGTCAGCGAAGATGCGGCGAAGTTTGAATATGAAGAAGTGATTGTGAACCGTGAGCCGGTGTTTGAACAGCGCGACCCTATCCCGGAAACGCCGCAGCGTACACCCGCAAAGCGGCGTCGCGCCAGTTGAACCGCTCAACGAGCCGTCTAGCCTCTTTGCCGCGCTCTAATAGCCCTTCGCGGTGATTGTAGGCGTGTTCTAGGTGGGTGATTATGTCAGACAGTTCTGGGTTGAACCATCCGGCGTTGTCATAGCTGCCGGTTTTGAGCAGATACTGCGACGAGTCTAAAACATCTTTGTGACCGTGCGCGTATGACGCTATCACCGGACGTTGGCTCGCCATGAATTCGCACATGACCATGTTTGTCCCGGCCTCGCATCGATTCGGGAACAAACCAACGTGCGCCATGCCGTAAATCTGCGGCATCTTTTCGTTGGCGATGGCGGGCAACTGAATCACCCTGTCCATCGGCAGGCCAGCGTAATCTTCGCCGTGTTTAATCAGCCACGATGACGCCATGCTCGCCATTGTTTGCGGCCACGGATTGTGCCACGCCGCGATTAACACCACGTCGGCACGGTTAGCCATGAAGTGACGCATCGCCGCGAGAACGTAGTCCTGCCCTTTTCGGTACTCGTATTTGCCACCGCTGAAAACCACGAAGCCCTTGCGCTCCGTCGGCGGCTGCGGCGTGAACCGCTCAAAGTCCACGCCCTGAATCAGTGTTTCCACGCGCTTAATGCCCGCGTCCGTTAACTGCTTCGTGTTCCACGTTGAACCGGCGAAGATTACATCATAACGCCGGGCGTTAATCCGCGCCTGCTCCGTCAACGGCCATTCCGTGAAGCAGTAGCCGATTTGGCGCGGGGCTTTCACCTTGCGAATCGGGTTTAGCGCATGGTCGGCAATCGGCGTGAACACGGGCGCGTCATAGCGGTCGCGATTGGAATCGTCAACTACTACATTGCACAGTTTGGAAAGCTCGCGCACGAGGTTGGTATTCGCCACCCCCCAGCCGAAGCCGTCAGCAGGCTTGCCTAGATAATAAAGCTTCTTCACGGAATGAGTTTGGGCAGGTCGTCAAAACCTTCCGGCTTGGGTTTCTCCGCTGGGATGGCTAGGATGTTTTGGTCGTCTCCGGGAAACACGTTATCAGGGCAATACCGGATGTTGTCCGGCGAAAACAAATCCGTCCGCAACACGCGGAAAACATAATTGTGTTCCTTGAAAAACGCAATCATGCCAGCCACGTTCAACGACTCAACGCTAGACAACTCACCCAGCAAAGCCTCGGCCATGATGACGGGGCGGCAACGCCTAACCGTCTCCACCGACCCCGCCAAAACTTTCGCCTCCATCGTCTCCACATCAATCTTGATAAAATCCACGCGGGGCAGTTGCAACGAATCAATCTTGACGCAGGCAACATCTTCTTTGGGCAGGTTAGAAGCCGCGTCATAAACCGGGTCAGCGAGCCGCACTCCGCCGACGTTGAACGGCTGGTTCACATCAATCACCGGCACTTGAATAACGCCGTCAAAATCTGCCACCGCCATGTTCAGTGCGCGGACGTTGCTCAGGGCGTGAGTCAGCGCGACGTTACCGCACAAGCAATAGTAAGCCGCCGTTTGCGGCTCAAATGCGAACACTCGCCCGGTACTGCCGACGCGCTTCGCCATCGCAACGGTGATTGTGCCGATGTTCGCGCCAACGTCTAAAACGAAATCGCCCTCTTTAATCAGCGAGCAGATGATTCCGCATTCATCCTTTGCCCACTCACCGTAAAGCGCGAGGCTAACCGTTTGGAACGGGTCACAGTTCAGCGCGACCATGTGCCCCCAGCGCGTCGGAACTAGCGATGTTTGATTGAAGTTTGTTTTTATGGTTTGCATGGGTTTTCTTGGCACGGCGGCACGCTGGTTTCAATTGCTTTATTCAACATCGCAAGCGCATCTTCTTCGCTAATCTTTGAGTAGGCAGTTAGACAACATCCGTGTTCACAATTATGAATCCACGAAGCATACCATGCCTTTGAATACACATCATGCAGTGTCGGCTTTAATTTTCCTTCATCAAATTGCATAACTCACCTGCTATTCTTTCAAAGACGGGTTGCCATTCATATTCTTTTTCCTGCTTGAACAGTTTTACTGACGGATACCACGGACAATCTTCTGTCACTAAAGGATACACGAAGTATGGTCTACAATGCAAGGCGCACCAACACGGGACTCCCATCGAGCCGCACAAGTGAACCATTGAAGTATCAACGGAGATGACTAAATCCAATCCGGCAACGCGCCGCGCCGTTTCCAGCCAGTCTTTCGGCGGTTCGCTGGCGGTGATTTGCGGATACGCCAACCGCTCCTCTGCGCCGTCCACCTGCAACGAATGAAATGTCACGCCCGGCGTGTTCAGCACCGGTAACCATTGGTTCAAGTTCGTTGACCGGATGGCGTCGTTTGCCTGCGCCTTGCTACCGCGCCATACAATGCCAACGTGGAAACCATCGCCATAGTCTACCGCGTCCGGCATTGGAATACACTTCGCGGGCGGGATGTTTTTCAGCGTAGTTTCAAACAGGCGTGGGAGCGAAGCGGCGGGGATGTGGCAATCGAAGTCCGGCTCAGTGCCGCCCGGTTCAAACGCATAATCAATGTCAGCCACCGTCTTGACAAGCGGCAACATCGGCGCGTGAACCACCCACGATTGATGGACGCCGCGCTCTTTAATCAGTTTGGCATATCGTAGCATCAGGAATATGTCACCGCTGCCCTGCTCGCCGTACACTAGGAGCTTTGTGCCATTCGTTCCGTCCCATTCCGGGAATGGGCGCACCAACTTCGTGAGCGCACCGCCCGGCGTCCTGAACCGCGTCTCGTAGCGTTTGAAGCCGTCCAGATAATCGCCTTGCAACATCTTCACAAACGACAACTCAAGCGCGGCATTGGACTCCCACGGGTTCACTTTGAGGGCGCGTTTAAGCCATCGCTCCGCCTCGTCTAGCCGTCCCTGCCAACGATGGCAAAGACCGATATTGCACATGATTCCGGCGTGGTCTGGAGCGAATGATAGAGCCTGTTTGAAGTGTCCGAGCGCGGCGGTGGTTTGGCCTGAATTTGCGTGGATTCGACCAATTTCATTCACCGCACACGCCCGGACAAAGCCGTGCTTGTGAACATCCGCCGCAAGCTGGAAGTGGTTAATCGCGGAAACGCTCTCGCCCTCTTTCGCAAGCTCCGCCGCAAACTCTCCCCACTTGTCAGGATATTCTAAGGCGACTTTTGAAAGTTTTGATTTGTCGTCACCCGCCGCAATATAGGCCGCTTGAAATTGTTGTAATCTTGAATCCACGCAATCACAGTTTGAAGTCAATTTGACTTGTTCCATAGAGTGTGAATTTCTACGCAGACCACGCGGACGGCATCGCGGAATTACAGGCCGAACTTGGCTCAGATTGCCCGATGATTTATTATCGCGGTGCGCTGATTAAATGCCTGCCCGGAGACGCCTCGCGCGGCGGCAAGAACGAAGTCGGCGGCATATCGCTGGATTGTGATTTGACTGTGACTTGCCTCGCAGCGGACTTCACAGCCGTTCCGAAGTCTAGCCAGCCGTTCAAATATCCCGGACAGGATGGAAACAACTACAACATAGTTGCCGTCCAAATCGCGCCCGGAGGCCTGCAATATACCATCACGGCGAACGACGCGAATCAAGGCGTTTAGGGCTTGCAATAATCGGCGGGCGGGTTATGATACCGCCGTGAATACGAGATTAAATAGACAGTTGCCAAGCTTCCAATCCGTGCCGCTTGAAGTCGGCTTATCGTGGCATGGCGGCGGTGATTATATCTACGAGGAAAAGGTTGATGGCTGGTATTGCGAGCTAGATGCGTCCGGCCTGTATTTCAGGAACACTTCCAAGCCGTTGCCGTCCACGCTGCCGATAGAGCTTCAAGACTGCCGCCTAGTCGGCGAGTTGAAAGCCGGAATCTTCCACGCCTTCGACATCATCCACAAAGGCAACCGCCCGCTGTGGCGGCTTGCGCTAGACGAACGCTTGCCGTGGCTAGAATCGGCGCAGGCGCACTTTGCGGAGTGGATGCGCCCGATACGTCGCGGCAACGGCGGAGAGTTCCTAGAAGCCATCCTGAGCGAAGGCGGCGAGGGCATCGTTGCCAAGCATCTAGGCTCATTCTTTGGCAAGGGTGGCGCATGGGTGAAGTGCAAGCGGCAGGAAACCCATGATTGCCGCGTCATCTCGTTTGACGCCGATAAAATGTCCGTTGAGCTTGCCGACGGTCGCGGGCGTTGCAAGGTGAGCGATCAGCTTGCGGCGGGTGATATTATCGAGGTATCATGTCATTCCGTCCACCGCTCCGGCAAGTTCCGCGAGCCGGTGTTTGTGAGGCGGCGAAGTGACTTGCTCACCAAGTAGGTGCAAACTGAATTTAAAATAAGCCCGGACTCGCTTAAAAACTTCAACGAAACACTCAGGAAATACGCTGAGTATTCTTCGCGCACACTTCCACAGATTGTAAATGAGAAAGCTTTCTTCATCGCCCGTGCTGCGCTCAGATTCACGCACAAGGCTGACATCGCCAAGATTAAAAAAGAACTCGGCGAGACTGGCCGGGAAATAATCGGCTATCGGATTAAGTCTATTACTAAAAAAGAGTTTAGAGCCGAACAGCTTCGCCGCGATTTGAACGCAACACTTAGAGCATTTGGTGGCATCCGAAAGGAGGCTTAATAATGGCTAAAAACTCTCCTAAATATACATACGGAACAAAGCAAGGCCGCGCCATTTACGGCCATAAAACTTACGTCGGCTCAAGGAAAAACTCCAAAGTTCCCGCGCTTGCTCTAATCATAAACAAGGTCAGAGGAAAGCACGGAGAAAAGGGACTTTATGGCGACGAGATGCGTAAAGCCATCAAAACCGTTTTGGCACTGAGATTGAAAGCGGTTGGATTCATTCGCTCCGGCTGGCTTCCGGCGATTAGAGCTTTCGCTCGGTACTCAAAGTATGGAGGAAGGTCGGCAGACATTCCCGGCAAATCTGAGGTGGCAAATATCAAGGGCTCAAAAAAGGGCGGCGCAACTGTATCTCCCGCCCGCACGCTGACTCCAAAGGCTATTTTCTGGAACTCAGCCGGAGGAATGGAAAAGCATCGCGGAGCATTGGAAAAATACGGGGCGCAAGCGTTAAGCATGGCGTTTGATTCAGAGACTGCATCAATGAAGCAATACATTGAAAAGAAAATGCGCGAGGGCGCAAAATCGTTTGGAATCCGCACGAATTGACTCTTTGTATAATGCGTGGCTGAACACGCTGAATTATTAGAGACGGCTTTCGTTGATTATCTTTTGGGCATCTCCCCCTCGCCGTGGGATGCGAACCTGTCCGGCACAATCGGACTCAGAATCTTCCCCGGCGAAAACAACCTCGAAAAAGACGGCGCGTGTATCCTCTGCTACTGTTCCGATTTGACTGAGGATATAGCCTTTTCAGGCAACCGCTGGGCGGACTTCACAGTTGAGCTAAAGACGCCGTTCAATGTTGACCCGGACGACCCGGACGCGGATTTGCTATCGCACCAAGCCAACGCCGCCGCCCTCAGCAACGCCATCAACGACACCACTCTAATCGCCTCGCTCAATTCGTCCTCGCTGCTCGTCTATTCCATCACGGAGAAAAGCCCGCACCGGTCACAGGATGAATCTTCGTGGGTGTCTGGCTGGAGTCTCAAAGTCTATTCGTGCAAATTGACTTGACGCGCAAAAGTAATGGCTGGCGAAAAGCAAACCTCAATCAATTTCCGCGTTTCTAAGAATAATCTTAGCGTGTCCGATACGTTGGCATTGTCAGAGGATTTGAGCGGCACAGACTACTACGCGAAGTCATGGACGGTTACGACTTCGTGGGTGGCGATTCCGCTGGACGCCCTCGCCTCGTTTGACTTGATTTTTATAAAGAACACGGACGCGACGAACTACATCCAGCTTGCGACAGACAACGCGAGCGCGAAGATTTTCGCCAAGCTATCCGCCGGGCGCGGATGCTTTTTGACGCCTGACCCGGCGGCAACGCTTTACTGGCGGGCGAATACGGCATCATGCGTTTGCAACGTAATCGCGGTCGAACCTTAACACTAAAAAACTATGAGTTTACAAACTGGAAGTCCAATTTCATTCGGTTTCACCGGCACAGACGGCATCGCCGCCGTCGGCTTGACGGGCACAATGCTCTTGCAATCCACAGACTACGAGCCGGGTCATGACGAGGAACAAATCAAGAACGCGGCGGGCGACTTGGTGACGCGCATTTTCGCCAACCTGAACAAGAAGGCGACGCTGGAAGTCATCCCCACCGGCGCGACCGCCACCGCCGCCGTCACCGCACAGACCGCCCTACTTGGATTGATGCGCCAGACCATTTCCGTTTCCGCGTGTGCGTCGCAGCCGCAACTCATCGGGCTTTGGTTTTGCACATCCGTCAAGGCTGCTGGCTCAAACACCGGCGCGAGCAAGGTCACGCTCGGCCTTGAACAGCACGCCAACATCACCGCCAACGCCGCCTGATAAAACATGAAACCCACCGCCGACTATTTCACGGCGGCGATTCCTGAGCCGTGGCAAATTCTAGGGCTACGGCTCAGGCCGTTTAGCCTTGGCCATTATCGCATCTTGCGACGGTTCAAATGCGGCTTCGTGGACGATGCGTCCGTTGAAGCCACCCGCGAAGATTTAATCTTTGGCATCCTCGTCTGCTCTATGAAACCCGCCGATTTCATGGCGATGATAGACTCAGATGATTGCATTGAGACCATGCGGGCATGGGGCGAAAAGGTTGGCTCATTTGATGCACTCGAAAAGGCGAAGCTGTTCAAGGAATACATCGAAGCACATTCCGCCGTGCCCGCCTATTGGGAAGAAAAGCAGGGCAGCCCATCTGGCGCGCACTGGTCGCAATGCGTAGAAGTCACGCTGCGCTCTAAACTCGGCTGGACGGACGATGAGATAGATAACAACCCGCTTTCCAAGGCCTTCGCGGATTATTTCAAACACGCGGAAAACGAGGGTGCAATTCGTTTGATGACGCAGGCAGAGATTGAATTTATTGAAGCCGGAAAGGAGCAGCCATGCCCGGCCTAAAACTCATTGGCGAGATTGCTCTGGACGGCAGCGGATGGAAGAAAGGAATGGACGACGTTAAAAACGAAACGTCCGCTTTCTCATCCGCAATCGGAGCATTGAAGGGAAAGATTGCGGCGGCGTTCACGGTCGGCGCGGTGGTTGCGTTTGCCAAGAAGGTTAATGACTACGCGATGGAGATTAACCATCTCGCGGAGCAATATCACTTGACCGCCGAAGAAGCGCAACGATTGATGAAGGCGGCGGGACGGATTGGAGTTGAGGCGGAGACGGCGGCTAACGCCGTGTTTCGTTTGGCTGATGCTCGCCGAAAGGCGGCGGAAGGCGACTTGGATAAGCGCGCAATGTTTGCCAAGTACGGCATCTCAATGCGCGAGCTTCAAAACTCCGAACTGGACGCATTTCGTTTCGCGCAACAATTTGCCAAAGGTCTTGAAGAAGTCGGCGTCAACGCACAGACGGACGCGGATATGCTTGAGCTAGTCGGGATTCGTGGCGTTAGAATTTTGGGCATCATGGAGCAAATCGCGCTTCAAGGTAAAATCAAAATCATTGACCAAGAAGATTTGGACATCATCCGCCAATTCAACATTGAGCTAAAAGAGTTGATGAACCGCGCCAAGAAAGAATCTGTTGGTGCATTGGCAAAGACTGAGGAATGGTTGCTCGCGCTTAAACACGCACCGGAAGCGTGGCAGATTGCAAAGGACATTGCCATTAAGCGGCTGGAAAACGGGCAGGCCGGAGGGCCTAGCAACATGGAAATTGAGGCATATGCATCCAATTTGCTTTTCAAAAACATAACCGGCCAGTACTCCGGCCAGCGTCCCGATTTCGCAAATGATGATTTCAAGACAAAAACTCTTTATGACGACCTCGAAGAATTGAGCCGCCGCCAGTTTGATTTATACAAGCCAGCAAAGCTGAAAGAATCAACCACCGTCGGCGATATGTTCAGGGACAAGCAGGCCGAAAAGGACGCTGCCGCAAATGCTGAACTAAACTCAAAATGGGATGATTTTTTTGCCAACGAGCGGGCGCGAAACGTCGGCGCAATCTCAACTCGAAAACCGATTGGGAATTATTCCGATTCGCTTTTATCGGTCGGCAACTTCTTGGGCGCGGGTAGATCTACCACAATTGAGGACATCGCCCAAAAACAATTGCAAACGCAGTTGACCGCTAACAAGGCGCATGACATGGCGAATATGTATCTCAAAACAATCTCTGATGTGTTGTCCGCCCAAGCCGGAGGAATAATCAAAGTACCATGAGCATCGCCACCGGCCAAACCTCAGCAGAACAGATTAGCACCCGCGAATGGTCTCCGTTCAGCGGCATGGCCAAGACGCGCCGCATGGAAGGCACGACGGCGGCGGCACTGGCGACGCAGGAAGCATTGTTGCAACAAAGCGGCTGGGCATATCGCGTCAAGGATTTGGGCGCTAAATGGGAGATTGAATGGACGGAGCAGAATACGCTTTTGTCCATTCCCGGAATCAGCAACGTCACGCCGCTTTCAGACGTTTGGGAGCAGTCCACGAACATCGTTGAAAAGGATTTGCTGGAAAGCGATACGGCGTTGATGAATCTGCTTTTCACGGAGTCCGGCAGTCAGTCGCAATTCGATATTCACTTGAAAGACTTAAAAGAGTTAATGGGCGACCCAAGCCGCAAGCCGTATCCGTACGCGGGCGGTTCGTCGGCAGAAAAGCTAACGCGGCTGATTACAAGCGGCGTGCGCTCAACCCGCATCTTCCAGCCCACGCTCCGGCGCGTCCGCGTGGTAACTAGCAACTACAACATCAAAGACTCAATCTCATCAGTTGGAAAGATAATCCGCGCGTCACTGATTCAATCGCGTGAAGGCGTTCCGGCAACGATTAACTTTACGCTTCCATCTGCGTACACTGCTACGCGAACAGACTCGATGGGCGCACTGTTAAAATACGGCTGGTTTAAGAAGCCCATTTCCGTGATGCAGTTGGCGGACGGTCAGTGGCAAATCACTTTGGAATATGAGTGGGGACTTTGGCACGGCGGACTTTACGAATTCATCACTTGAAACTACCCGGAAAATTGACGGGCAATCATCCGCTGGTTGGATGGCTAAATGAGCTAAGAGACTTCGCGCAGTCCTGCCGCTTGCGCGGCGGTCGCGGATGCATCGTCGCTGAAAGCCCGGACGGCGCGACAGTCAGTGTATCCATCGGCGGCGGCGGCAAGGGCTGGTACTGGCCTAGCGGAGAGGAAGTTTACGACGAAACGAAAACCTACTCGCGCCAGCAGGTTGTCTTTGTCCAACCCACGCACGCCCTCGTGACCACCGGCATTGATAACGGCGGCACGACCGTCTTTGCCGTGGCGGGATTGTGGGTCTGCACGCAGGCGACGGATGGCACGACGGCGACAATGCCCACTTGGCCGCTGCCCGATGCCACCGACCCCGGCAATGCCGCGAACTATTGGTGGCTCATCTCGGCCTCGCAAGTCTGCACCTGATTTATGGTCGCCGCGCGCCAAAATAGCGGAGTAGAAGGCGGTGGTCGCGCGAAGGACGCGAAGAAAGACCGAAGGAAGAAATTCTTTTTCCAACCTTCGCCCCCTTCGCGGGCTTCGCGCGACCCATCCCCGTTTAATTTATGAGCGGCAATAATCGGCCACCGTACCGGACTCCCTGCGCGGGCTGGACGCACGCATGGGCGGGCAAGAAATTTCAGCACGGCAAGTCATCGGAAAAGACCGTCACCGAATACACGAACATCACCGAGCCGACGATTGCCAACCGGCTCGCCGAGCGTGAACTTACCGGCGACAACTGCCACGATGCCGCGTCCGGTTGCGATACCCTCTGCGGCGAGTTCCCGCGTCATCTGCGGGTGACGCAGGTGTACACCGAGAACGAGGCGAAGGGGGATTATCAGGTCTGCGAGAACATCGGCCACAAAAACCTGCAAGCCGTCGCCGTCTGGCATGGCCATCGCCCATTGAACTTCTGCACCACGAACGATTACTCCATCAAATACCGCACCGCCACCGTGGCGTTCAACATCACCGTGACCGACCAGCAAAGTCTGGAGGTCGGCGGCAGCCTCGTCCATGTGGCCACCTCGGAACAGCACAAGGAAATCACCACCACCGTTGACGCCAACTCGGGCTTGCGGACGCTTGCCAATTACGTCAACTCCTACACCAGCGACATCGAGCCTTCGTCAGCGGTGACGCAGGCATCGTTCCGCTATTACGACCCGGACGGAACGGTGTTCAGTATCGGCTGCCCCATCCGCGTGAAGATTCCGGGGATCAATTTCAACAACATCGAAGACCCCAGCGACCCGAACGGCAACATTTATCCGATTGAAAAAACCACGATGGCGGAAGTGGTGACGGAGATCGAGGCCAACAACACCACCTACTTCTACGAAAACGGCAGCGCGACCCCGCACACCTCTGTAACCGCCACCACCGACCAGAAGATAATCCGAACCTACGACGTGCTGGCATCCACACTTTCCGAAACCACGTTTGAACTGCAAGTAGAATGGTCGCAAGAAACGTGGCGGATTCCCGATAGCGCCTACTGGGGTACAGACCCGGAGGGCAGCGCCCACGCCCTGCACTATCTCCAGACCGGCACGATCCACTACTCGGTTGAACTGGATGATTCCGTCACCATCCAAGACCTGATTGATGGCATGGACAACCTTGCCACGGCTTCCGGCTGGGATTTGAACGACAACGTGCAATATCCGTGGCGGCATGATGAATACCTGAGCGTCGCGCCCATCGTCTCCCGCGATACCGTGCGGACGTTCGACTCAACGGGCGGCTATCAGCGCGGGGCAATCGCCCCCTGCCTACACCTGAACGAGTGGCCTGCGCAATCCACGCCCGGCGAAGGCATCGCCGACTATTCTTCCCCCGTCAATCCCTTCACGGAATGGGGGTCGTTCTGGCCGGACTACGAGCCGTTCACGACCGACTGGCGGGTTTCCGGCTATTGGCTGCCCTTGGACGGCGTTGACCCGAATAGCGTGCGGTGGGAATTCCCCGCCACGCCTTCCGGCGGCTTTCCCGGCACGACGGATGAATGGCTGGCGTTGAGCGATGTGGGCAAAGCCGTGTGGACGACCGGCACGCTGCACACCGACCGCTTCACTGGCGCGATCATGGGGCAACCCTCCGGCAAACCCGGAGCGCGGGTGTTCGACTACGAACACGAAACATGGTTCGGCTGCAACGGCACGACCGCCTCGAATCAGGTGGATGTGTTCGGATTCCTAGTGCCGTATCTGCGCGGCCTCGGCGCAAGCACGGGAGCGATTGAAGATGGCGACGAAACAGATGCGGCTGTTCCAAAACAAGCAACGCAATGGACGAACAATTACAACGCCTGCCAGTTCCGCCCCGGCGCATGGGTGATGGCAACGCCGGACGGCGTGATAGTTCAATGGGCTATCTTCACGCAGATTCGCCGACCATCGTACAACTTCGCCCGGCCTTGTGGCGATGACCGCTGGTTGCCGGATGAGTTAACATCAACGTGCGTGTTGAGTGACGACGGCTCGGCATTGACGACAGACGCGGCATTTAGCGGCGTGACCGGCGACTTGGTTTATATCAAGAGCGACACCAACCCCGGCATTTACAAAATCACCCGCACGGATGACCATAACTTTGTTCGGGATGGCGCGTTGATTGCCGCGTTGCCGTACCGTTTCACGCCGGATACCACAGATTATTTCATCGCCAAGTTAAGGTTCGCAGACAAGCCCGCGCTGTGCGGACGTTATGACATCGTTTCCGCTGTTCAAGATGGCGGCAATGTCATCATTGAATCGGCAGCAGCTTCCAAATTGGTCGTCCACGCCGCGCTCACTGACCACGTTGATTTTACCGGAACGCTTGCCGGGCTTGGAACGAACTTGGCCGTAGTCGCGATAGTGGACAGCACGCACTTCAAGGTTGCTGGAACACTTTCTTCGGCGTACGTCAGTGGCGGATATGTGGCGTCTAACGGCGCGGCTTCTTATGAGTGGAACGACGACCAGCGCAAAGGCGACTATGCTTTGCATACATGGACGCATGACCACGCGGACGGCGCAACTGTCACCATAATCAACGGTCAGCCGGTGGCATCGCAAACGTGCGCCAATCATTGCCTGCCGTTTGAGCCATGTACTCCGGGCATAGTGGGTTGGTTGCCTGTTGGACATGGCGCGATTGACAACTCGCATATTGAAACGCTGCCATCGGCTTCCGTGCTTCATTACAGCGGCGCAAGCTATGTCGGCGATGCTGCCGACCACCTGCTTCCGTTCCTGTGGCAGGGTATGCCGACGTTCACCATGCCTGACCCGCTATGGCAAAATCCGCATCATCCGGGAGGGGTGGAGTGTGCGGAATCGTCCAAATGGGTGATGGACTATGGCGCGTGTACGCTGTCCGCGCTTGACCCTACTTCAATGACCGGCGGGCTGATTTATTACTACCCGCATTATCCGCCCGTTGAGGCACGATGCGATGTTGACGACTTCCCGGCGTTTCCAACTGGCGTGACGTTGCCGGTATATCTACCGGACAAAGAGATTAACGGCGTGGATGCCGTCACGCTATCACCCGCCGGAGATGGCGTGTACAACGGCGTTATCACTGTGAAACCATTCCCTAGCGAACACGGCTTTTTCTTGGCGGAGCGGCAATGTGTATGTGACGGGCTGGATATGTCAGATGCGTACATCCGGCAAGGGATAGATTGCAAATGTTCCTGATATGCCGTGGAGCAACGCCCATCACGAATTAAGGACGTCGCCAAAGACCGGCGTCGCATGGCCGATATGGGCAACGGCGGTTAAGGCGATGGCCGATGAGTCAGACGGCGGCGTTGGCGATACGCTGCGCCGATTGTTTGCAAAGGTTGGTGGAGAGGAATTTAAGCGCACGGCGAAGTTGCTAGGTGTGCCGTGCGGCTGTGCGGCTAGGCAGACTGAATATAACCTGAGATACCCGTATTGACTCAACCCATTAAAAGATGATGCAAAGGCTATTCCCTTTCTTTTTTCTGCTCGCCACCATGACCGCCTCTGCGGGCGTTGGCAATGCGCTGTGGACGTTCGCTGACTTCACCACCAATGCCGTTGCCGTGCGCCGCGTAACAATAAAACCGCTGTATCCCTACGGCGTTGTTAACGGCTCAGTGATAGCATCAGACGCCATCGTGCGCCAGACGACCACCAACGGCACGCTGCTAGTCACCAACATAATCGTCGGCTATGCCTATCGCGTCACGCTGTCCGGCCCGTTGTCTGATACCGTGTTCACGAACAGCTTTCCAACGAACTTGATGGATACGACGTTTGACGCGCACTTATACATTTCAGCTTCAACGAATCTAGGGCCGACTTCGCTCGCCTATTCGCAGGCGTCGGCAGATGCGAAGTTTGCGACGATTGACATGGTGAACGGCGGAGGCATCAGCGCAAGCACGGCGACGAACATCGCGATTAAGGTGGCGCGGGATGCGACGAACACGCTTGCGGCGCGGGTTCAGTGGGGCAGTCAAAACCTAACCAATTGGTCGCAGCTTTCCACGAACGCACTTTCCAGCGGCGGCGCGTTCACGACTAATTTCAACAACATCCATGTGACGAATAACGTGGACGCGGGCGGGACAATTTCCGGCGGCAGTTTCCGCGTTCCGGGATACGATTCAATCTACGCTGTAGTTGCCCAATTCGACACGGACGGGACAATCAACGACACATCTATCGCCATATCCAATGTCGCCACGCTCACCGGCAATGTCGCTTTGAGCAACGGCGTAATAAACTACGTTAACAACCACACAAACATTGATTCATTGACCGTCGCCAACCTTACTGTTGCAAACTCTGGTTTTCCGTACAGCGGAGTTGCCGCTTTCGGCAATTCCGGGCTTTTGGGAAATTCAGAAACCGCCGTCACAAATCTCGCTTTAAAAACAGTTGTCGCCGGAAATCTGACCACGACCAGCAACGGCATACTCGCCAAGACGCTGACGAATAACTACGCGGGCGCGGTGACGTTGAATAGTAATTTGACGGTGAATGGTTCAAGCACGTTTAACAATCCGATGAATGTTTACGATGATGTTAGGGCAACATCTTTCACGCATAACTCTGGGGATACTTGGCCGTACGACACGCTTGTATATTCCTACCGAAGCTCGCCCGGAAATTCTACGTTTACGTCTTCTGAAATCGGCATAACAAACCTAGCTCTTAGAACTGAATCCGCCTATCGCACCAACCTCCCATCCATCACCGCCGGAGCGAACATCACCGTGACCACCAACGTCACCGGGAGCAGGACGAACTGGACGATTGCCAGCACGGGAGGCGGCTCGTCCATCACCAATCCCGCGCAGATGCAGCAGCAGCATTTTATCATTGGCGATTCCATCTCTTGCAACAACAGCGGCTCGGGCGGCGAAGGCTTCACCGGCTTCAAGTCGTGGCCGATTCGGATGATTGAGGACACGAACTTCGGGCCGTACATCAGTGAGTACAATTTCGCCCAAGGGACGCAGACCGTCTCCAATTATTTCAAGTACCGGGAGCAGATGTTCGGCAGCTTCAAATACTTCCCCTCCACCAACGGCGTGATTCAGGTGATGATGGGTTACAACGACGGCTCGTTCGCAATCCAATGGATGACCAACCTGCTTTATTACTTCAAGACCAACTCGCCGCAGATGCAGGTCTGGTTGCACTCGATTCCGAACAGCGGCTTATCCGCCAACGCCGCCAACCTGACCAACTTCAACAACTACTGGCCGACCAACACCAGCTACTACACGACCTACATTGACCACCGGGGAACGCCGATAACCTTCGACGGCGGCAACATCCATCCCGATGAGAACGGCCACTACGTCATCTACACGAACTCGGTGGCGAAGAAATACAACACCGGAATCTCGAAGACGTACATCGGCGGATTCAGCGTTCCCTACATCAAAATCAGCCCGCCGTCCAAAACCAGCGGAATGAATTCAAACACCCCCGCGTATCTCTGGGTGGATGATGGCCGGGTGCAGGTTGGGACTCCGGTCACTACAAGTACGGAGCAGTTCACCGGCACGAACAGCATCGTGGTGTATGACCGCCTTGCGTACAACGTCCGATATATCATGGCGAACTTCTACAATTCCAGCGGCGGCGTCACGACCCTTCATGTTGACAATGGCGTTGGAGCAATGGACGTCGGAGTTCTATCTGATGGCACCGCCCTCGTCAGCGGAGAAAGCTCAGTCTCGCTTGAGATAGCTGGCGGCTACCCGGTCATCAAGGGGGGCATGAATGGCGCGACAGTTTTATACCTCGACTTAAATTGCTCAGTGGTGATTGACCCGAATGACACCGCGCAGCAGGGCGCAACCGAGGATGTGGCTTCTGGCAGCAACCTGCGGTTCATCAATGGAATCTACATCGGCACATACTGACCAAATTATGAAAACAATCATCACAGCCCTCACGCTCGCGGTGGCATTGACCGCATCCGCGCAATCCAAGAAACAAGAACGGCAGCACGTTCTGGCAACGGTGGCCGTCGCCACCAATGCGGTCGTGACGCCGGAACAATTCACCACGGTGCAGAGCAACTTCTTTGCGATGTGCGCGCCCGCGATGGTTTACCAAGCCGGGTATGTCGTGGACAGCAGTTCCAACTACCTCGTCAGCGTGACCTGCACCTTCAAGCTGGCGAACACGAACGCCATCGCGTTTATGACCAACTATGTTTTCGTGGAGGAATCGCCGGGCTTCATCATCAGCGGACAAGCTGATGGCTCGGGGCAGGTCAAACCGGTGACGCGCATCGAACGCCCAAGGCCGGGGGTGTTGCCTGCGCCAGCGAAGAAAAGACAGCCGTAGTCAAATGACCGCCGAATTAAAAGAACGCGAGCTAACCCGCATTAAGCGGGAAATGGTTCGCGCTCACGTTGCCGACGATGGCGAGCGGCTGCGCGAGTTGTCTGCCGAAAAGCAGGCTTTGAAGAAAAAGCATTTCTGCGTGGATTGCGGCTGCTCCATTCACACGATGGCGACCCGTTGCAAACCGCATCATGTCCGCCATCGCTTTTATCAAAACGCAATCCCCCTATGAAAGAATACGAGAACACTACTGCCGCGCACTCCGTCCGGCTCAACTCAGTTGAGCGGGCTATCGAGGAACTCACGCACATCACCCGAAAGCTGGCCGATACGTCAATTGACACGGCCAAGACTCTCGCACTTGCCATGCAATCGGCGGAGTACAATCGCAAGGAGGTTGAACGTAACAGTTCTGACATCTTGACACTAAAGACTGACCGGGCGTTTGTGCTGGGTTCGTGGAAGGCCATTTGCGTAGCGGGAGCGGTCATTGTAGGCGTTAGCGGCGTGTCATCGGCAACGTGCGCTTGGTTCGCCATAACTAAGGCGCAAAAGGCAAATGAACACGCTGCTCGTTGAACAGATAATGGCGATGGTTGGGCGCAGTCATTCCCGGCCTCGCGTTTACCGAACATGGCTCGAAAGACAATCCAATTTCCGATTAGCCGCGCTGCTGTCCGCTCTTACAAAGTGAGACATACAGCAAAGCTATGCTGTCAGTTCTGCAAATACTTTGCATGGAACTTGCGGAATTTTCAGTCACATATGAGGGTGCAACATCCTGAACATCGCGACTTCCCGCCGCACGTTGTTTACATCAAGACCAAAGACATCGAAACCGCACATCACGATTAACATGGACTGGAAACATTGGAAGTTAGGCTTGTTCGTTGCTCTATTGACGGGGTTGGCAACCGCCTTTGGCGTCGGCGCAATCGTCACTTCAATGACATGGAAAGAAGGCGTGCTGATATGCCTAGCGTCGGTGGCGAAGGATGTGTTGCTATTCCTGCGCCAGAATCCTGCGGAGTCCGTGAGCTTCAACACTACGAAGATTGATAAGCCCTAGAGTTGGTCTAGTGGGCTTCTTACGGCGTTTAAATCAACGCAATGAGTGTATATCATGGTCGTCTCAACACTCTTATGACCTAGAAGCTTTTGAAGCATTTTCAAAGTTTTAGGATTGTCCGTTGTGTCTAATGATTGTTCTGCCCCTCATCGTCGGCGTCACGATAGCCACCGACCGCACAGGAGCAGGGCACGTCCTGTTCGTTGAAATCAAATTCGGGGTGTTGGGATTCCGCGAGCAGTCCTTCGTAGCTGACGCCATCCACCCACATTGCGCCGCCAGTTGGTTTTCCGGCAGCTTCCATCCGCGCTTTCATCTTCCGTTCCCATCCGATCCACCAGTTTGCGGCGGCGGGTTCTTCGCGCATGATTGAGAGCCGTTTCCATTTCGCTTTCAGGAAGCACAGGTCGCAGTTGCCTTTGTGATTCGGGATGTTGAGCTTGAACGGTTGAGCATCCCAGAAGTCGTCCACGTCTTTCTTTATCACGCCTGCGTCATTCAGCGGGAAGTGTGGCGTGATGTATTTGGGACATTGCGCGAGGATTTCCAGCGTGCGGTGAGATTCATCAGCGCGGATTCCGATGTAGCTATCCCACTTTTCCAGCCCGTGCGCGAGCAGGTAGCGTTTCATCGTCCGCACTTTGAGTTGTCCACTGCATCCGCGCCCGCGCACGTTCGGCAGCGTGCCGCCCCATTCGAGCATTTCATCGAACGGCGTGCGGGCATCATTCCGGCGAGCGGCGGTTTCGTAGCTCACCACGCGCCATGAGTGTTCGTCATTCACGCGGCAGTATTCCAGCCACGTCACCGGCACATTCCACTCGGTTTGAACGTCGTTCACGAAGTCTAGCGTTTCGTCATATTCCTTGCCGGTGTTACAGAAGATTGCAGTCAGATTTTCCGCGCCGACTTCATCTAGCAGACGCCGCAGCATATAGCCGGACGTTTGCCCACCACTGAATGAGACGATTTGTGGATTGATTGACGGGGCAGAACCAAGCGTCGCAGCCAATGAGTGCCGCGCTGGGCTGCTCGTCAATTCGGATGTCAGGGTGGCGGCACTCATGGCTGGACTTTTTCGTTCGAGTGCCGGGCGGCGCGTTTAGGTTTTCGCGGCTTTCCTTTCGGCCAGCCGCCGAGTTTTGCATTTGCACGAGCAGCCCGCGCCTTGGTCGGGCTGCTCATGCTGCCGAGGAGGGCGGCGGGATTTATCTCGCCGCCGCAGTGCGGGCACTTCACAGCACCACCTCCCGGCCATCTTCGAGCAGCATCACGCCGCGCTTGGCCGCGTCTATTTCGGCGGGTGTCCAGAGCCGGGCGATTTCCCGCTCCAGCCCGGAGGCTTGCCGCTTGATTTCAGCGAGGCACTCCGCATGGAGTTGCTGCGCTTCCTTGAGCCGCTTGTCGGCGGCTTCGATTTGATTGGCTACGATCTCCGCACCGTTGCGGATTGGGCTGCCGACTTCGTTGAGGTTTTTTACCCACGCCAGATTGATTTTCGTTTTCATGGCTTAATCATATACCCATCGCTGGGTATTGCAAGCGAAATCGGCATTTATTTTCACATCATCCAGAGCCTTGATTTCATTGGCTTTTCTGTCCGGACACCCGAACCCGGCAGTCGAGCGAATGACCACCGCGTTGACGGTTTTCGTGAATCCGGGCATCTGGGGCGCGGTGGTCATTCGCTCACTTTGGCGTTAGGTGACATTGCCTTTGCGAGCAGCTTGCCGGTGAGCAGTTCCAGCATTTCGTCGCGCTGTTCATTGGTTTCAAAATACCAGTTGTCAGTTGGCATTTTCAGCGGCAGCCATTTGCGGGCGCTCACTTGGATTTCGACGGTCGGCAGATGTCGAAGCACCATTGTTTCCATGTTGCACACAGTCTTTGCACCTTTGCGGAGCTTTGCCTTGCGCTCATGGAGTTGGTTCACGAAGTCACCTAACCAGTCACCGGAGCGAACCGCCGTTGGCGCTTCGCTTTTGTTCGCTAGAGTCTCAGGTTGTTTCATATTATTTGGTCGGCGGTTCGCTCAGTTCTGCGTTAATCACAGGAAAACAATACACAACGAACCCAATCAACGCAAGAAAAAGTTGCAACTAAATTTAAAATGAAGTACAAGTCACTAAGTCTAAACGTCTATGAAAAACTTCCTTCTCACCGCTCTCGTTGCCTGCTATCTGTGCGGCTGTGCTACCACTTGGCAAGACGCCGCAGGCAAATCACTCATCACCATCGCCCAAACCGCCGATAGCGCAATGAAAGGATGGGAAGCGTATTCCGTTCGCATGGGAATTGCCGACAATAACATCCGCGAAATAAACGTGCAGATTGCATACAAAAAGTATCAGGTGGCGTTCAACACCGCATTGCAGGCGTACAACGCCGCTGTCATCTCAAAGGATAAGACGGGCTGGGAACAAGCTTCTGCCGCCCTCGTCGCATCGCAATCCGGTTTGGTTCAACTCATCACACAGGAGGAAAAATAATGTCCGCCGCCATCATCACCCAACTGATTCTCACGCTTGGTCCGACCGCGCTTGAACTCATCCCCAAGCTGTCCGCCGTGTGGCACAAAGATTCACTCACGCTTGACGAAGTGAACCAACTATGTGCCGTGTCGCAGACGAGCTACGAGAAATATCGCGCCGACGCCAAGTCCGCCGCTGGCGTAGTCTAGTATGCCGTTCCGCAATTCAACGCTTGAAGTCCGCACCTCAGACGGGCGCAGCGATGAGTTGATGGAGAACCTTTACTACGACGCGAACAATGGCGCGGCGTACCGTGTGCCGGACTGCGCGACGACGGACGGGCTAAGTGTGCCGCGTCTCTTTCAAAACATCATACCGCCGACCGGCTCAGAATGGTTTTCAGGAATTTTACATGACGCCGCCTATAGGGGTACTTTAGAGCGATTGCAAGACCTCGGCTGGCAAAACTATCAGCCGACGCGCTTGGAGAGCGACAGGCTGCTGCTAGAGGCTTTAGAATCGCAGGGAGTGGGGTGGTTGAAACGGTGGATTATCTTTCTGGCGGTTAGGCTAGGCGGACGTTCCTCTTTTAAACCTTGCAAGCGGTAGGGTAGATGTGAATAAATAGCCCGAATGAAATCAAAATCAAGGCGGGCAAAACTCTACGGCGACGAACAGGCGGGGCAAATCTTGCGAGTGCTTTTAGAAGCTTGTGGCTACGTCAACAAGGAAGTTCCGGGTGGATTCAACGCTTCCATCTCCGCCGCCTCACTCCGTTCAATCAAAGCCGCCACTCGCGCTAAAAAATCCAAGAAGAAAGGCAAGAAGTGAACATTGTCAAGGCGTGGAAACGGGCGTTTATAGTCGGCTGCTCACATGGCGATTTGATAGACCCCAAAGCATCGTCGGCAGTGCTTCAATTCCGGGACAAATGGAAACCGCAATCAGTCGTCCATCTCGGCGACTTCTTGGACACGGCGGCTTTTCGGGCGGGTGCAAAAGGCACTAGTGACGAATCCCGCGCCATCAATCCAGACTTCAACGCCGGACTAGACTTCATCAAGAAGCTGCGCCCCACCGTTGTCCTGAACGGAAACCACGAAGCCCGCCTGTGGCGTTTGGCCGAACATCACAATGCCATTGTCAAAGAGTGTGCCGGTGGACTCATTGAACGCATTAGAACACGCATGGCGTTGAGCAAGGCGCATTACGTTGAGGATTGGTCTATCCGCTCGTTTGTCACGCTTGGCAATTACAAGCTAATGCACGGCTATATGTACGGCGAGAACGCTTGCCGAGACCACGCGGAGGCTCATGGCAATATCATCTTCGCGCACACTCACCGCGCTGGCATGGCAAAGGGCAGGCGCGATGATTCACCAACAGGATATTGCGTCGGCACGTTGTCAAACATCCCGAACATGGACTACGCATCGGCTCGTCGCTCAACGCTGTCATGGGCGGGCGGGTTTGTTTGGGGGGAATACTGTGAAGAACGGGCGGTGTTTTGGTTGCATGAACAGCCGCAGAATCAAACGGAATGGAGGCTTCCGCTGTGAACAACAACGAACTTTTTAAAAAGCTGGTTACCGCCATTAGAAACGGCAATGTTGAAAAGCCAGAGCCGGGTTTCAAATCAGCGGAGCAATGGTGCAAAGACTTTGGCGTTTCGCGGTTCGTGTTTCTTGACATAGCCAGCAAATCAACAAAGCTAGGTCTTTGCGAACGTAAAGACTTTTTTACCAAGACCACGCGAGCGGTTAAGAAAATCCCATATTACAAATTCACCGCATGACCGGCATAGCTGACATCCTAGCCGATTGCGTCTGCTATACGCTTGTGCTAGGCTTTGTCCTGTGGTTATTCATGGAGTGATTATGGAAGTATTCTGTCCATACTGCGGCAGTCCGATGGTGACGGAGCATGACGACGACTGGCGGTGTCTGGATTGCGGAAAACTGTTCAGCGAATAATGGCGACGAACAAACAACAGGTGATTGTCGGAAGGCTGCTAACGTCTGCTCTACATTACTTGGGAGAAACAAATTTAAGTTACGTCGTCATCGTCGCGGACAACATCTTTTCCAACTGCCCCGAGCAACACGCTAGGATGATTCTGCAAGACGCCTATCAGCTTCAGGAAAAGATTCGTGAGATGAAAGTTGACCGGCAGGCGGACGCGCAGACCGGCTACGGCTCAGACGATTCAAACGCAGGCAAGACTTGACAGCACGGCCAAATCCGCCGCGCACTCGCCCGCAATCGCCGCCAGCCTAGCGTCCAATACCTTGAGCGAGTCGCCAACAATCGGCGCACAGTCTAGGTATTTAGACGGCTGCTCCGGTTCGGGTTCGTGCTTGAAGTTCAATCGCCAGTCTTTGTTATCGTTCCACCGGCGGAACTGCATCTCGATTTCAAAACACCGCTGGCAAGTAGGCCAACCGTTGTATTTGCGATACGCCACTCGCCCGCAATCACAGTGCGCTATTTCATTTAATTTCATGGGATGATGTCTTTCAACGAGTGGTTTTTACATTCTTCTTTCAGCTTGTTTTCGTAGTCAAAAAACTCGCGGCGTGAGCGTTCTTTGTGTTCTTTCTTCGCTTGCTCCAGCTTGTAACGTCGGTTGAAATAGGCGGCGGATTTGGAGTTGTCGCGGGGCTTCATTTCTTGCGTCTTTCTTCCTCAACGGTGTACGCCGCCGCCATGAAGTTCCTTGCTCGCACCTGCGCTTTAGTCAAGGCCTTTATGTCTGCCGTGGTATTGTATTCCGTTGCGTGTTTTAGTATCTGCTCCGCCATTTCCACAAGTTTTTTGGGATTCATGTTGCTTCCTAAAGATGTAGTCAAATCGTTCGCCGCAGTCTTGCACAGACTTAATCGGGCGCGGTTTAGAGCCTTTGCCTGCCATATCAATATCCGTTCTCATCAAGCCAGTCAGACGCTACATTCGCCGCCCACGGCTCAAAGTCTTTGTTCTTGGCGATTTGGCTGAGGACGTACAGTTGAAACTCAAGCTCGCGGTCAATGGCTTGATAAGCGTCATCGGCGGCGATTGGGCAGGCCGGGGCTTCGCTGTCAACGTCGGCAATCTGTTCAATCACTTCGCGAATGGTTTTTTTGATAAGGTCGCTCATTGTATTTCTCCCGCCAATTTGTTGAAGTTGTTAATCCAATTCCGATTTCCCACCGGATCAGACGCCATAGGACACCAACGGTTCGCCATGAATCGCGAGAACTGCCCAGGATTGCCAGCCCGCTTCCACCGTGCGTAGTTATTGCGAATTGAGTTGATGCACACTTGGCGCGGGTTGCTCGTCGCCACGGACATCACGCCGTAAGGATGGCGCGTCTTTGCGCCGCCCTCAATGCGCCAGATAACGTCGGCGATGCGATTCAATTCAGGCAAGGCCAAGCCGGGGTCAGCCGCTATCACATGGCGGCCATCTCCATACTTCACGGTCACACGCTGGGCGCATTTGTCCCCCGGCCTAGCCAAAGCATCCCGCCCCGCTTCGCGCCCAGATAGATTCGGCGCGGCGACTAACACAGCCGCTATTACAAGTGAGGCGGAAATTGTTTTAATCATGTGCGTTGTATTATTCATCATGCGCTCAATAAATCAAGCACTATTCTAGCCGTCGCGTCCCTTAGCAAATCTTTCGGTTCGCACCACGCCATCTTCCATCCTAGCCGCTGCGCTTCCATCCACTTCTCCCAATCCTTTTTCATTTGCGCTCCGCGACTATGACCTCCGCCAACCCAAATCCCCCCCTGAATCTCAATAGCAACGCCGCTAAATGTGAATCGAAAATCCGTGTCCTCAGTTCCGTCTGAATGTTTTGCGACTCTAATTTCAGTCCACGCAATGTCAAACCTCCACTTCCTAGTATGGTGGAATTGCAACTCAAACACCGGCTCAGGCAAACTATGTTTTACACACCACGCCCGCACCTGTTCCTCCGTGTACGCGGGCTTGCGTTTGCGGGGCGCGGCGGGAGTTGAACCCGCATCTCGTTGGGAAGCCAACGTCTCTACCGTTGAGCTACGCGCCCGCGAAATCTTTGCATTGTGCTTCTGCACATCTTCCATCTTCCATTCTTTAAAGCTCATAGCTTTCCTTTGATGACGTAAAAGCAAATCGCCACGCCTAAACCAATCCCGGCGAAGAAAGCAATCGGTATCATAATCGTTGTCATAACGGCCTCAGTTTCGTTTTGTACGATTCCACCACTTTATTTCCCTCGCTCTCGTAGAACTGCGCGAAGTCGCCGGGACTGCCTAGCTGCGACCACCACACGAACACCACGGCGCGAAATCGTTGGCTCACGGTCTTGCGGCTCAACTCTCCCTTTACTTCCTTTGGCGGCGAAGCTTCGTCCGATGGCTTGAACGTAATTTCGCACGGCACATTTTGCAACGCGAACACGGCGAGCTTTTCCTCCGGCGTTAACTCCGGCGTGTCCACGCGCAGTCCTAAGCTGCCATCTTGCCGCGTAGATGCGCCCGCTAAAACGCCGTTAAAAAGGATGCCTTTCATTGAGAGTCCAATTCCGCAATCACATTCGCGCCCTTGTTCTTGCCTATGGCGTTGAAGATGGTGTTAAGGTCTGCGCCAAGCTGTTCGTCATTCTGGCCGTCATAACTCAGCACTAGGACGACAACATCATCCTCGGCAATCACGGACACTTTTACGCCATCGTTGAAGATGGTTGCGCCAATTTCTTCCAACAACTCCGCCTCTGGCGTACAATCGTACTTAGGATTTGCGGCGTATTTGATGAAGCTGTCTTTAGATTCCGCGCCTGCGTCAACGGTGATAATCATCCGCATTTGGATGTTATCAGCCATCGCTTGCCCGATGTTGCCAATGGCACGGATGTTCGCGCCCGCTGCGCCGATAATCTTTCCGGCGTCCGACTTGTCGCACTTGACGGACGCGATGATTTTATGGCCGACGACGAACGAAACGATTTTGACGGCAGACGGCTTCTTTGCCAGCCCTCGGCAAATCTTTTCGAGCGTGGTGATGATGTGGCTATGATTCATGTTGGAAAAATGCTTTCGCGTGTTCGGTGCAAATGCCGTGTGATGTGACAAATCCATTGGCGATGAGTTGCCGCGTGCATTGCTTATCCTTATCGCACCAAGCGCAGACTGTGATGGTCTCGCCCACGCCAATGAAGCCTGATTGCTTGTGCGGATAGCCGTTGCACAGCGTCACGCTCTCGCCATTGTGTTCAATCGTTGAGTTCACTTGCCAGCCTTTGCGTAGTGGTTGCTGCCATTGGCGAGGAAGTCCGCGCATTTGTCCGCGCCCGGCGCACGGTAGAAGTCCGCGTATGATTGCCAGCCTTGCGCGTTGGCCTTCGCGGTGAATCGCAGGCAATGCTCACGCATCGGGCACTGGTTGTCTAGGCACATTGTAATATCACTCATATGATTTAATCTTTCGGCAGCGTAGTTTGTTTGGTCACAGTTGTCAAATGCTTTTCTCCTTAACGTGCGGCAGGTTGTTGTAGGCGGTGAGGGCGTGTTTACAAGCGTTAACTAAGTGTTCAAAATTTCCGTCGCAAGCATCAGTTAAGTCAGCAAGCCAACCCGCCAACTCATCGCACACGCTGCGGAGTTTGTCGCGTTCTTCTCTCGTCTTTCGTTGGATACAGAATATGCACCAACCCGATTCAACCAAAGATGGATTCCAGCCATGTCCACACTTGATGCACTTCTCTTTGTACTTGGTTTCAATTTCCAGTTGCAGTCTCGCCTCATCCCGTTCGCGCTCCAGCTTGCGGGCGAAGTCGAGACATTCACGGATACGGTCATCTTCATCCCGGCAATTAGAAGTCCAGCCAGCTTCATTAAACGAATCACTCTCCGGCGTGGGTGTCATTTTACCTCCTTTTCATTTATTGGCATTTGGGGTTTTTCAACGCTGAAAAATTGAGGCTGCAATGGCTGATTAAATGTCAACACTTGATGCCATAGTTTGCCCCTAATTAGAACGGCGAATCGTTCTCGCCATGTTAATTGCCAGCAACACGCGATGCGTCCTTGCCGCGGACAATCCTCGAATCGGTGAGCGGGCAACGGCAGATATTCAGCTTGGTCTTTTGCGATTACAACTGTCTGCTCTGGAAATTCTATGAGATTCATTTTGCCTCCTTCAATTCTACGGAGATGTTGGTTACGGTTACGATGCGATAGGTCTTGTCACCGACATGGATTCTTCCGGGGAAGTCATTGTTTATAAAAACTTCTGAGTTTTTGTCCCATTCCAAAAATTTATAATCATCCTCATTGGTAACATTAAGCGTTGGAACATTTGTTCGGCTCGATTCCGGTTGTGCCGCACCAGCGGCAGTCCTCTTGCTCTACTCGATCATGCTTTTCAACATCAATGAATCCATTGCCTTTGCAGATTGAGCATTCCCGTTCAGGTATTTCGTGCGTTTCGCCTTCTATTGCCCGAGCCGAACAAGACGGTGCAGCGAATGAGCTTGAGTCCTCGCGGATATGGGCGTTGAACTTTTTTATCATGGCTTTTTGTGCTTCGGAGTATGGTTGGTTGGCGGCGCTCATCGATGACCTTTCTCGTTAGGCCGAAGTGCGGCGTTTGCTTTCTCGATGGCGACAGATGCGGTTTGCCTGCACCAGTGGATTTGGTGCGTGTATGGGTCGGCTTTGTCTCGGATTTCGCAGAGCGCGTTCATTAGCACCGTCGCAGTGTCAGCCATTTCGTTGTAGGCTTTTTGCCAGTGGTCGGCTTGTGGATTTTCAGTTTTCATTATAGCGGTCATGTGTACGCGTGCGATTGCGCGGACAGCTTCCCGGCGTTCCGGCACGGACAACACTTGCTTGATGTCGGTTGATAGTTCCGCCGCGATTTGGTTCACGATTCGGTCAGCGAGTTCTTGCTCGATTCGTTCTTTGAGTTTTAGCTTGAGCGTATCCCTGTCCACCATTGCCCAGACTTCATTCATCAGGTCTCGCGGCAGTTGGATACGGTTCGCGCAGTCAGGTTGTATCCATCCGCCATCACTGATGATTTTTAGGATACTTTTTTCGGCTGCGTCTTTCAGTTTTTGTTCGATATTTGTCATAAATCTTTCGTCGTTAGTTGCTCGGCGGCGGTGAGGATTTTTCTTCCTAAATCACACTCGTCATTTCCACAATTCGGATTAGAACATGGGTTAATTGTCTCCGCCGCTCTCCGCATCCCTTCACGCATGGCGTCTAGTTGGATTGCTTGAATTTGAGTTACGCTAAATACGGCTTTTGCGTCCGTGCCTTGAGTAACCGGGTCTAAATCAAAATACCATTCAGCCGTTTTAGTTGGATCGAATGGTTTCATAATTTCCTTTTGTTGTCATTTGATTTTCCACACCCTAAACCCTTCGCCGTTGACCTTGCGCGTTAAAATTTTAACTCCGGCGCATTTCGCCGCGTGATGCGCCTTTTGACAATAATCAACTATGAACGAATCGCCGTATTTCATTTCCTTCAACGCTTGGCGTAAAATGCGTTGATTGCTGTACGGGAACTTGGGCGGAATCGGTATGTTAGTATCAATCTTCATTTAATCTTCCTAGTAGTGTAATCTTTGTTTGTGTTTGTGCAAGCATTAAATCGTAATGCCCAATTTCTTTTTCAACTCATCGCGCCGCGCTCGCATCTTGACAAGTTCAGCCTTTTCAGATTGCGTGTACAGCTTTGCGCCCATCGCATCTTGAGCGGCGTTGGTTTGAATCTTTGTTATGCGCTCGCAGACGCGCTTGTATTCATTTGACATTAGAATCATTTCAGCCGCTCCGCCGACTGATTGTGATTCTTGTAATTTATTCGCTTGTGTGGTGTTTTTCCAACCGGCCTGCTTTGATTGCCACTTAACAACCGGGTTGCCGTTCTTGTCAATCCATCCAGACGATTCAAAGTGATGCCAAAACGATTCTGCATCTTCGTCCGATTGCCCGATTCTTGCCGCGTTCATCTTAACCTCATCCAAACTCGGATGCCTATTTCTTTCTTTTAGCATCTTACTTGGAGACGGAGACGGAGACGGAGACGGAGAGCTATGTTTTGCCATAGTGTTTGCCATTGGCTGTGCTATGGCTGTGCTATGGCTGTGCCATCGCTTGTCTGCGCCTGCTTTGCCTGATTCTGAACGGTTTGCGCGGAATTGAGCTTGCTTGTCGCGTTCGGACTCCATTCTTGCGTTCTGAAATACGCCAGATTCAGTCTCGCGGAACTTAGCTAAGACATGGCTAACCAATGGCTGTGCCATTCCTGCCGATAGCCTAGCCATTTCTTCCTTTGTGACGTATCCCTGTGTCCATTGTCGGCATAGTAGCGTTATGTAAAGGCCGCGCTCCTCGTTTGACATTGAAAACGTGCCCGCCAAGAAGTCGTCAGCATAGAATTGGAATGCGGGTGGTTTCATAGAAGTGATGCCAGCTTGATTGCGGTTCTTTGGTCGCCATGCTTTTTAACGAGTTGATACAGAATCCCGGCGATGGATGCTGAGTTAGATGCGTTTGCGCGGCCAACGGTAGCTCTGAAAACGCGGATTGATTTGTGGATTAACTTATGGCACGGCTCGCAAAGCAGAGCAAGGTTTTGGTCGTCTGCTTCCCAAATAAGTTCTCCGGGCGAATAGTTAACGTGATGCACTTGAATTGGCAAGTCTCCACGTCGGCACGATTGGCAATAGCTTCCGATTGAACGCCTGAACTGCTGTGCGCGGTTCTTCCATCGCGGGTCTGAGTATTGGCTTGAAAAAGACTTTTCTCCAAGCGCAGCCGGTATGACATCAATTAGTTTTTTCATTGCAATGGTTCGTTCACATCAACGACTCGCGCACGGTAGAACATCCGCTGTGCCGTAGCGTCGTAGAACCACGCCTCATCCGCGTCCACAAACCAACTGGCGCGTTGCCATGTCACCATGTCCGCGCTGCGCTCGACGACATAGGCGCAGTCGCCGGAGCGGTTGATTTGGCAGGAGAACCCGTTGGCATAGCTCGCGTTGGTCAGCGTGATGACGCAGGCGTGTGCGGGCATGGCGATTATGGCTGAGACGTAGAGGATGCGTTTAAGGTGTTTTGCCAAGCAGCCAAGCGGCAGGTTGTCATGGCGTGCCAGCCATGTGTTGATGACGCGCAGCCAGTTCTCCGGCGTGTATCGCCAATTAGGTTTCATTTTCATAAGCGTGATTTGATTGTTGCAGATAGTCCATCGCCTCGGCCTTGCTGAATTGTTTCAGGTATTTTTTCCGCATGGTGTTCGTTCGGTAGTGCAGGTTTCTACGATAGTCGGCGGCCCTCTGCCAGAGTTTAAATCGGGTTTGCATCTTGTCCATCTCGCGGCGCATTTGCAGCACCATCGCGGCTAGGTCTGAGTTTGAGTATTCGCCGCCCTTGACCACGGCAATGCCCTTGGCTCGGAGCTTTGATTTGCGGATGGATGCGCGGCACTTGTCGCACGTCCTAAACTCTGCGCCACGGTCTGCGCCGCAACGCGGGCAACGCGACGGGTCTTTACGCATGGCGATTTGCCGCGCAAAGAATCCCATCGCCTTAGCTATGCGCTCCGGCTTGCGGTCTGACCGGTCTTTGCCGACCCATTGTAGGTTTGGCTGAATATCAACGATAAATGGCTTCATACAGTGTGATTGAAGATGCTGCCCTGATAGGCTAGTCGCCCAGCCATCGTCTTGCGGTTAAATTTACCCCCGCCAAGGCTCGCCATGTTTGCAGGTACGCGAGTAAGTCCGTCACCCACCTTTTCAAGAACAGTTCCCGCAGCAGCACTTGACGCAAGCGATTTATTGTTTTTGTTAATGGTTGTTGGTTGTTTACGCATGGCAAACTCTCCTTGGTTTTGGCGGGGGTGGTAAGGTTACAGGTGTAGCGTGTAGAACGTGAACACCTGCCCGTCGCGCTGCGTCTCTCGGCGGCAGGTGATGTTGTTGCCAGCGTCGCGCAGGTCAGAGATGCGCCTGGACAGGCTGGCGACGAAGCCGGAGCGTTTATAGCCGCTGCCCGCGTGGTGCAGGTCAATGGCGCGGCACTCGTCGTTCGCGTTGTCTAGTAGCAGTTCCATGATGCGCTTGCCTTGTTTTGATGCAGTTGATTTCATTTGATTCCTTTCGTTTAAACGTGCCGGTAGTCGTCGCGTTCAGCCCACATCTTTTCATGCTGAGCCATTTGTTCGGCGATGCGCCTATCGCGTTCAATGCGCTCCGCCGGAGTCAGTTCGTCAAGCGTGAATAGTTGCTTTTCGGGCAACGTCGGCAACGGGGGCACAGCGTATAGATCCGCAATCGCTCGCATAGTCTCGCGCCGGACGCGGCGTTTAAGCGCGGTGTGGTTAGCCCAATGGCCGTTGTCCTCGAAGTCGGCGGGAAGTTGGTCGTTATGGTCGTCAAAAAAGCTCATTTGATTTGAGGCCGGTTAGTCGCTTCCCAGCGTTGGTTAAAAGATGTCGTCTGCGTCCGGGGCTTTCGCCTTCGGCTGCCCCGTCGGCTTCCATGTGTCCACATAGATGCTATGCGTACTCTTTTCGTCCGGCGTCTTTCTCCCGGAGATGACGAGCCGCGCCCAGCCCGATTCCGCCGCCACTTCGTTGAGAAGCTTGGCAAGCTCGGCGATGGCTTCACGTTTAACCGACACGTTTAAGACGCTGCCGCCGTTTGCGAATTGCTTTTCGCGAATCCACACTCCGGGCAGGTATTGTTTTTGTTCACTCATTTTGTTTTCCTTTTTCGTTTATGGGATGTTGTCTGTTTTCTGTGCGTGTTCGATAAGCTCCTCGCACAAATCGTCGAAAGCCTGTTTCGTCGCGGGCATCTTGCTCTCCGGCCAATCCTTTTCAGCCGTTTCGTTCGGCATGATATAGCCGCCTTCCACGGCGAACGCCTGAACTTCTTTTGGCAATACGCCTAGCTCGCTAAACTTAGTCATCATCTTAGCCAGCCGTTCACTATGCGGAACGGGCTTAACCTTTTTGGCGGGCACATCCGCATCATCAATGCGTTTAAGGATAGGCCGTGCCGGGGCGGGAATGGGGCTAGTAGCGACTTTTGGCGCAGGCTCGTGAGAATGGTTCTCCGTGTCATTATCCGCTTCTGTGGGCACGCAGAACACTTCCAAAAGAGCATATTTCATCGCCGCGCTCATCGCCTTGTTGCTGCTCTTGTCGCCAGAATCCATCGCTTCGCCGATTGTCACGGCATCAAAGCTAGTGCCATCCTCCGCACAGTAGAACGTGTGTTTAACCTCTAACGTGGTGTAAATCAACGCGCCGCCTGACTTGGTTTGCCGCTCTTCGCGGGTGGATTTAAGCACGTTCGGAACGACGAACACGCCATGCTTGGCAAAGACCGGCTGAAACGCTTGGTAGGCATCGTCAATGCCCCGGAATGAATAGCCTTGCTGCTGATTCTTTCGCCCCTTGGCGATTGCCCCGACTTCGGACATGATGACGGGGATTAGTTGGTGGATTTTACTCATAAATCTGAATTAAACATAATTGTTGTTGTGCGTACTTAATGCCTTGTTTCATTTAATCGACTTCCATCTAACAGCGACACTTTATCACCTACCAAAAACTTTACAACATCTTTTTTCATTTATTTTTAGCACGCTAAAACCGTTGATTTTATTGAGCCAAACGCCACTCGCTGCCAAGTCAACGCGAATGTTGCAAGCAAAAATGTTTTGAATTATGGTGTTTCAATGTCCGAAGAAGCTTTCTTTGACGAATCCGACGAGCCGAATCTTTACCGCGAAGCCGCCGTCCACTTCGTTGCCGAACTCGACCGCGTGCTTTCTTTCATCATCGAAGCGGATAACAAGACGCTGTCCGCCTATTGCCTAGCCATCGCCTTCGGGCGCACTGGTATAACTGGCGGAGAGACGCAGGCCGCGCTCGCCATCCGGCTAGGAGTCACCCGCGCCGCTGTCACTCGCTGCGTCAAACAGATCCAAGCGCGGTTCGGCAACGAGATTGTTGGTATTGAGCCTATGCCCGGACAACGCTCAACTGAAGCCTGCAAGAAGTTCTCTAAAACCCGCAAAGGAAAGTGTAAATGAAACAAGATATTGAGCAGTCATTCGCAGCCACCATCAAAGACCGCATCGCTGAATTCCAACGCCACGGCGATACGCTGGCAACGGACATCGTAGGACACGTTAACAGTGCGCGGGAGATAGGCATACTGCTGCTAGAGTGGTCACAGGGCACGTTTAACCTGACATTCGTGGAGAAGCACGCCAAAGACCTTGGCGACTACGAACAGCTTAACAGGTTCGTGCGTATAGCTAACCGACTGCCCGCGCCAGCCCAATCACTAGACGAGGCAAGGCCGGTGATGCAGATAGACTTCCAGACGGCAGGGCTGCTATCAATCCCCGAATCAACTGCGCCCAAGGCGAGCGATATGACGCCATACATCGTGCTGTGCAATCGCATCGGAAAGGTGCGCGAGGCTATTGCCAAAGTAGAGCAAGACTCTGATAAGTTAGCGATAAAGAAGCAGTTGGAGCCGTTGGTGGAGTATTACAATACGCTGTGATGGTATGCGCCCCCACCGCTATAGGTTCTCCCGAAATAATAGGAAAACGGGTGACCATAAG